ACGTGACCTCCAAGCTCCAAGGACGGGCTTCCGAGGTGCACGAAATGATCGAACTGCTGCGGGGTGCACCCGCAGTGGCTGAGAAGTCCCGAGCGCCCAAGGCCTAACGCCCGGCGTCGGTTTTCAACTTGCCCAAGCCCCAACCTTGTGGGGCCGGCGTGGAGTACCACATGGCATTGCCCAAACAGGTCCAGGCGCAGGCTGATGCGCTGGAGCAGTACGAACGTCAGGTTGCGGACGCCCGCAGGGCGAACGAACCCAAGCCGAACGACCCTCCAACTGACCCGCCCAAGGACCCGGAAGGCAGCGCCGCGGCACCAGCGCCGGCACCAGCGCCGGCTGAGCCCCCGAAACCGGCTGACGATGACAGCGCGTGGCGGCAACGCTACCTCTCGCTGCAAGGTCAGTACAACAGCCAAGTGCCTGCGCTACAGCAGCAGGTGCAAACGCTGACCGAGTCGGTGGCCCAGCTCACGCAGCAGCTGAAGGCGAAGGAGGCTCCGGCCCCCGCGCCCGAACCTGAAGCCGATCTGGTGACTCGCAAAGACGTCGAGGCCTTTGGTGAGGATCTGGTGGACCTCGCTCGGCGCATTGCCAAGGACGAGTTCGGCAAGCGTGAGTCGAAGTACCTGACGCAGATCGAAGCGCTGCAAACGCAGCTGAGCGAAGCCAAGGGCCAGGTGGGTGAAGTGGTGGAGTCCACGGCCAAGTCGGCCAGCGAGCGGTTCTTCGAGACCCTCGATGCTCGACTGCCCGGCTGGGACAAGGTGCAGGCAACCGCCGAGTGCCAGGAGTGGCTCGGTAAGCGCATCCCCGGCACAGCGTTGCTGTGGGACAGCGCTTTGAAGGAGGCCGCCAGCCGCCGCGACGTGAAGACGGTCCTCGAGATCTTCGACGGCTTCTTCGCGCAGCACCCCAACCTGGACCCGCGGAAGTCCGCGCCAGCTCCGGCCCCAGCTGCCGATCCCGCGCCGCCCTCGCCCCGGCAGGAACTCGAACGTCAGGTCGCGCCAAGCAAGTCGTCTGCGGCCGCCCCGAGTGCTAACGCCAAGCGCACCTACACCGGTGCGGAGTACGCGGCGGAGAGCAATCGCCTGCTGCGCTTGATGCAGCAGAACAAGGCGGACGCAGCCGCACAACTCGAAGCAGAACTGAACGCCGCTCTCGCGGAAGGACGGGTCACACCCTAAGTCCCCCGGGGGCGGTCAGCCAACACATGACCCAGGAGTAAACAGATGGCCACCATCACCCCCGCCGCAACCTACCCGGTACAGTCGCCGTTCAACTCGAACCCGTCGTACTCGGGCACCTTCATCCCGGCCGTCTGGTCGTCCAAGCTGAACGTCAAGTTCTACGCCACCACCGCGTTCGGCGATGTCTCCAACACCAACTGGGAGGGGGACATCAAGAACATGGGTGACAAGGTGATCATCAACAACATCCCGACGATCACCATCAACACCTACACCGTCGGGCAGACCCTGACCTACGAGGTGCCGACCCCGGAGACCGTGGAGCTCCAGATCGACAAGGGCTTCTACTTCGGCGTGAACGTCTCGGACGTGCTGGAGTACCAGGCCCAGCCGAACCTGATGGATATGTTCACCACGGACGCGGCCAACCAGATGAAGATCAAGGTCGACACCGAGTGCTTCCTGAGCACGTTCAGTGACGCGGCCGCGGCCAACATCGGGGCCACCGCCGGCGCGCTGTCGGGTCAGTACAACCTGGGCACCGACGCGTCTCCGCTGGACTACGCCGCCGCCTCCAACGCGCCGCAGATCCTGAACACCATCGTGTCGATGGGCAACATCCTGGACGAGCAGAACGTGCCCGAGAGCGATCGCTTCGTGCTGCTCACGCCGTACGAGCGCCAGCTGCTCATGCAGTCGCCTCTGGCCCAGGCGTACGTGACCGGCGACAGCCAGTCGATCCTGCGCAACGGCAAGATCGGCCGGATCGATCGCTTCGACATCTACGTGTCGAACCTGCTGCCCAAGGCCGCCGCCAACCAGAACTACACCGGGGGCGCGGACGCCGGCAAGATCAAGCGGCACGTGATGATCGCCGGCCACAAGTCGGCCATGACCTTCGCCTCGCAGATCAACAAGGTCGAGAGCATCCCCAACCCGAACGACTTCGGGACCCTGGTGCGCGGCCTGATGATCTACGGCCGCAAGGTCGTCAAGCCGCAGGCCCTGACCTACGCCGTCGTCAAGGGTTGATGTAGCAGGCACACGGCGAGCTTTCGGGCTCGCCGTGTTAGCATCTGCCGTGAAACGTTAGGAGCTGGCAATGGCCACGATTACCACTGCGTCGCTTCTGGCCCGGGCGGCGACGATCCTCCAGGATCCGACGAACATCCGCTGGCCGCAGACCGAACTGCTGGACTGGCTGAACGACGGGCAGCGCGAGATCGCGCTCTTCAAGCCCAACGTCTTCGTCAAGAACATCGCCGTCCAGCTCGTGGCCGGCACCAAGCAGTCTCTCCCGGCAGACGGGGTATCGCTGATCGATGTCGTGCGCAACATGGGCACGACCGGCTCGACTCCCGGCAACGCGATCCGCGTGGTCACCCGCGAGATCCTCGACGCCCAGATCTCCAACTGGCACGCGTCCACGGCCGCTGCCGTCGTCAAGCACTACGTCTACACACCGCTCGACCCCAAGACCTTCTACGTCTACCCCCCGCAGCCCTCCTCCGGCATGAACCAGGTGGAGGTCATCTATGTCGCCGCGCCGACCGACGCGACGCTGGTGAGCGTCATCACGCTCGACGACATCTACATGACCGCGCTGCTCGACTACGTCCTGTTCCGGGCGTACACGAAGGACGCCGAGTACGCGAACAACGCGCAGCTCGCCCAGGCCTACTACACGCAGTTCCAGGCCATCCTCCAGGGCAAGACCGGCTCCGAGGTCGTCGCCAACCCGAACGTTTCTCTGGGGGGGTTCAATCCGAACCTGCCCGGCGGGACTAAATGACGCCAGTCGCGTACGAGGTGTTCCTGCCGCACGTGCTGCCGTACGTGCAGCACTGCTTGGACGACCAGGCGGTGATTGCCATCCGGCACGCCTGCATGGACTTCTGTCGAGACACGTTCATGGTCCAGCAGGACATGACGCCGATCTCTACGGTCGCCAACACCTCGACGTACACCGTGCCGGCGCCGACCGGCTACACCGTGAGTCAGGTGATGTCGCTGTACTACCTGAACAAGAAGCTGGAGCGCAGGAGCCAGATGGAGCTCGAGCGCGCGTACTCGCGCAACTGGCAGTCGCTGCTCGGCACCCCGCAGGTGTACACCCAGTTCACCCAGGACGCTGTGACCGTGGCGCTCGTCCCCGACGCTGCCGTGACCGACGCGCTGACCGGGCGTATCGCCGTGCAGCCCACCCGGGCGTCCACCCAGGTCGATGGCGTTCTGTTCGAGCGCTACCTCGACGAGATCGCCGCGGGGGCCATCAGCCGGCTTCTGGCGACCCCCGACCAGCCGTACACCGATTTGCAGCGCGCCGCGGCCTATTCCGGGAGCTTCCGGGCTGGGGTGAGCGCCGCGCGCGCGTTCGTCAACGGCGGCATGAACCACGCGCCGATGCGCGTTCGATTCCAACGCATCTGGTAGGAGCCTGCTCGTGGAGCCCATTACCCCCGCGGACCTGCGGCGCATCGAGGAGAAAGTGGATCGGCTCACCGACGCGGTACAGCGGCTGATCCTGATCGAGGAGCGACAGACGACCCAGGGCGAGCGCATCGGCAAGTGCGAGGCTGCGATCGCGGTGAACGAGTCGTCCGTCCAGAAGATCGACCTCAAGGTCGAACGGTGGATCAACCGTGGCATCGGCGCTTGGGGGGTGGCCGCGGCGCTGTTCGCGCTGATCCAGTTCGGCTCCAAGTGGTTCGGAGATCACTGATGTTCGAGCTGCTTGGAGGGGGGGTCGTCGGCAGCATCCTGGGAGGACTATTTCGCCTCGCCCCTGAGATGCTGAAGTGGCTCGACAAGAAGAACGAGCGTGCGCACGAGCTGGCCATGTTCGATCGCCAGTGCCAACTCGAGAAAGAGCGCGGCGCGCAGCGGCTTCAGGAGATCGGCGCGCAGCGCGACATGGCGGTCGACACCGGCGTGCTGGATGCGTTCAAGGGGGCCATCGACCAGCAGGCTCGCATGGTGGAGGACGCCAAGGGCTGGGTGGCTTCGCTGTCGGCCAGCGTACGCCCGGTCGTGACCTACTGGGTGCTGTTCTTGTGGTCGTTCATCCACGCCTGGTTCGCGTGGACGGCCTACGTCGGCGGCGCTGCGCCGATCGAGGTGTTCAAGACCATGATGACGGCCGACTTCGCCGCACTCGTGGCCGGCACGATCAACTACTGGTTCCTCGACCGGACTCTGAAGCAGAGGGGCCTTGCGTGAACCTGGACGCCGCGGTCGCGCTGTGCAAGCAGTTTGAGGGGCTGTTCCTGAAGCCCTACATCTGCCCGGCTGGCGTGCCCACGATCGGCTACGGCGCGACCTACTACGAGGACGGCCGGCGTGTGGCGCTGACCGACCCGCCCATTACCGCGCAGCGCGCCGAGGAGCTGCTGCTGTGGGAGCTCTCCCGAGTCTCGGCGCCGGCGGTGGCCCGGCTGGTGCCCGAGCTCGTCGCGTGGAGCGCGGCCAACGGCAACTGGCGCGCGCTCTGCGCCATTGTCGACTTCACGTTCAACTTGGGCGCCGGCCGGCTCCAGACCTCTACCCTGCGTCGCAAGCTGCGGGCGCTGGACTGGGAGGGGGCGCGGGAGCAGCTCGCGCTGTGGACCCGCGGTGGCGGGCGGGTGCTGCCCGGGCTCGTGCGCCGGCGCCAGGCGGAGATATCGCTCCTACCCGGAGTCTGACGTGAGCATCATCACCGTCAAGGTCTTCGAGGGGCTCAAGCCCATCCAGGACGCCATCCTCCTGAAGGACACCGAGGCCACGGTCGCGGTCAATACGCGGCTGCTCTCCGGCAGCCTCGTGTCGCTCAAGGGCACCACGACGCTCAAGGCCCTCACCAAGAGCGCGCCGGCGACGATCTTTCGCTACGGCAACGCGGCCGCGGAGACCGACTACTGGCTGGAGTTCCTGGCCGACACCGACGTCGTCCGCTCGCCGGTCGCCACGGACCCGTACGCCAGGGCCTACTGGACCGACGGTGGGACTCCGAAGTACGCGCCCAACAGCCTGATCCTTTCAACGAGCAGCTACCCTGGCGGCTCCTACGACCTGGGCATCCCGACGCCGGCGTCCACCCCGAGCATCACCTCGTTCACCGCGCCGCCGAACGCCGCGAACACGGAGACGCGCACCTACGTCTACACCTACGTGTCGGCGTACGGGGAGGAAGGGCCCCCGAGCCCCGCCGCGGCCGCCGTCGCCTTGAACCCGTCGGCGTCGGCCACCCTGAGCGGCATGTCGGTGGCGCCCGCCGGCGCGTACAACATCACCGCCAAGCGCATCTACCGCTCCTCGGCCACCGGCACCAGTGCGAGCTTCCAGTTCGTGGCCGAAATCCCGGTCGCCAACACGAGCTACGTCGACTCGATTGCCCAGGCCAACCTCGGCGAGCCGCTCGCCACCGACACCTGGGTGGCGCCGCCCTCTGGGCTTCGCGGGCTGAAGGTGCTGGCCAATGGGGCGCTCATCGGGTTCAAGGACAACACGGCGTACCTGTCCGAGCCCAACCTCCCGCACGCGTGGCCGCACCTGTATCCGATCGACCTGCCGATCGTCGGGGTCGGT